TGTTCTCGGAGAATAAGACAACAATAAAAAGGAACAAATAAACATGAACCAAGTAACAGAAAAAAAGAATGGTGCATTAGCTACATTTGATATGGAAGCTGACGCGCAACAAGGTGCTCAAAATATATCGCAGGAAGATCTTGCGTTGCCTTTCTTAAAAATTTTGGGCCAACTATCACCTGAAGTTAACAAACGTGATGGTAAATATGTCGAGGGCGCAGAACCTGGCAAAATAATCAACACAGTCACTAATGCATTGTATGATGAAATTAATGTTGTACCATGTCATTATAAAAGACAATACATAGAATGGGCTGACAGAGGTACCAGCACAGGTGCACCTGTAGCTATTCATGAGGCAGACAGTGATATCATTAGTCAAACTACCAGAGGTAAAGACTATAAGGATAGATTACCAAATGGTAATTATCTTGATAACACTGCTAATCATTTTGTGCTTTGTCTTGGTGATAATCCTGAAACAGCATTGATCTCTATGAAATCTACTCAATTAAAAGTGAGTAGAAAATGGAACTCAATGATGATGGGTTTAAAGATGCAGGGTAAAAATGGTTTATTTACTCCGCCTACTTATAGCCACATTTATAAACTATCAACCGTTCAGATGTCTAATGACAAAGGAACATGGTTTGGTTGGGATGTGTCTAAAGTTGGTCCTGTTGCAGATAAGGGAATCTATGACATGGCTAAAAACTTTGCACTAAGTGTAGGTAAAGGTGAGGTAGAAGTTAAACCTGAAACTCAAGAACCAAAAAAATCTTTAAATTTATAAGATCCTAGGTAGTGGGCGTCTAAGCGAGAGTGGATACGCCCACTTTTAATTTATGAATGATAAGATAATAAAAGCTCCTGTTACGTATGAGGATTGGATAGATCTGGGACGGGTGATCATACCCTGCGATACAAAGCAGAGTGTGGTCGAGAAATGGTCTGACCCAGATTTTAAGATTACGAAAGAAGAATGGAGAATAGAACACGCAACAAGACAGATAGGACTCAGACTAGATCAATACATAGACTTTGATATTGATAATCCAATTGTAAAAAAATTTGTTGGCAATCACATAAAATCTTGTGGTGCTATATTTGGAAGAAAAAATAATCCATCAAGTCATTATCTATGGTCTGGCACATCAGACTATAAAAAGTTTTCATTACCAAAAGAATTAGAAAATTATTACAAAGATTATAATCACGGTGCAACTCTTTGTGAAATAAGACACGGTGCAAATAAATATACATTAGTTCCAGAAACAAAATATCATTCAACAAACGAAACAGTTAAGTGGGTTAAGTATGATGGTATAGATGAATACTCAGGTAATTTAAAAGTAGATTTAGGTAAGATAGCATTGTCTGCAGCACTATGTATTACGTATGCAGGATCAGGACAAAGGGACGACTATTGCACTGCGATAGCAGGAGTTTTATTAAAACATACAGAGTGGAACACAAATGATATAGACGACTTTATTTATCAAATAGCTGTCATAGCAAAAGATGAGGAGCACAATAAAAGAAAAGGCAAAGGCACTTCACATAAAAAAGCAAACAGAAAATTTGGTATGCCAAAACTTGCAGAGATAATAGGTTGCTCTACAAAAACAATAGCAACACTATTTAGTTGGATAGGCGTACAGGAAGCAACAAGTGAAGAAGCAAAACAATCAATAGGTCAAATTATAGAGTATGGTAGTGATAGATATTTTGTAAAGATAAATGCTGTAGTGCAGGGGGAAGCTGTAGAAAAAACAATTACAGTTGACGGTCCTACACTTAGAAACAAAAAATTATTTTATGACGCTGTAATTAGTAAAGCATCTGTTTGGATTCCAGAAATGAAACCTGCAGACTTTGAAGAAATAATGCGTAGAAAATACGAAGCAAGAGAAAAATCAAAAGATTATGTAGAGGATGCAGAAGAAGATTTAAGATTTGTAAAGTATTTTAAAAATTATATTTCAGAGCAAAAAGCATATACAAATAAAAAAGAATTAGCTTACTTTGGTCTACCTTACTACAATCAAAGTAATAACATCTTAGAATTTAATCTGGATAAGTTTGAAGATTATTTACTAAGACAAAAAATAAATTTATCTAGAGTTGACCTTGTTATTAAATGTCAAAAAATTTTAAAAGCAAAAAAGAATCACGGTAAGTTTCAAAACAAATCTTGTGTATCGTGGCGTATTCTTAATCAAAAACTTGAAACAGAGGATTTAATTATAGAAGGTAATTACGAGGAGATAGCAGATGATAGAGCCTAAATTTATATCTGGACCACCAGGAACAGGTAAAACTTCTACATTCATAACTCAGAAATATGTAGAATTATTAAAAAAATATTCTTATGAAAAAATAATAATACTATCTCATACTAACGTTGCGGCCGATGAGATAAGAGATGAGATATTAAAATTACCAGAAGTAAAAGAAAAAGGATTAACTAAGAAAACTTTTAAATACAGAATCTGTACAATACATCGATATTGTAAAAATAAATTAGTAGGTCGAAAAGAAAAATTTAGTTTTCAAGATCACAAAAATATATGCATGATAGAATCTTTGTTTAAACTTCAACAAGTTAAAGAATCTGATTTTGATAATGATAAACACATGTTTTACAAATATTTATCTGATGCGTTTGGTGCAGGTATGTCTTTAAAAGAATATTGGAAAGGATGTGATAAAAATTCATATAAACCTTATAGTTTAAATTCAATTGAAGAAATGTTACCTCATTATAAAAAATATAAACACGATAACCATGTCTGTGATTACGATGACATGATAAGAGATTTTATAGATAAAGCCGTAGAACCAGATATAGATGCTTTAATAGTTGATGAAGCGCAAGACAGTAACGTACCACAAAGAAAAGCACTAGAGAAAATGTCAACCAAAGCAAAAGAATATTATTTAGTTGGTGACGCGGATCAAACTATATTTGAATTTGCAGGAGCAGATGCTGATTATTATCATAAATTATCAAGAAATGCCGAGCAGTTAGAACAAGGTCATAGATGTGGAAAAACTATTAATACTTTGTGTAAAAGAATTATTAGACCAATATGGAATCACTATGGATATGAGAGGACCTGGAAATCTACAGATTTTGTTGGCAATCATTATCGTTTACCTAATTTAGAAAATATGTCTAGTGCGATGGAAACTTTATTAGATAAGATAAGAAACACTAATGAGACTTTTTTATTTACTTACAGACAAACGCCATCTGACTCATGGATTAAAAAATTTTTTAGAGAGAATGGTATAGAGTTTGCACATGTAGGAAACACGGCTCACGTACCAAAAAAAGAATTAAGATGTCATAAACTGTGGCCAGATTTTTGTAGAGGCACACCTATGCCACTTAAACAAATAAAAGATTTTTGGCAATACATGGGTAGTAAAGTTATTCCACGAGGTAAGGGCGAAGAGACTTTTGAAGACTGGGTAGATAGAGAATATACGATAGATTATTTAATAAATAAAAAATATTTAAAAGAGACTGCAGGACAAGAAAGAGATTTTTGTTTGATAAGAGTGCAAAGAGGTAAGAAAGAAGATTATCAAAAAAGATTATTATATATTAAAAAAATATTACAAAAGGGTTTTGATTCAGAAGGGGATATAAGAGTCGAATATGCAAACATACATACGGTAAAAGGTCTGACCTTTGACAATGTTATAGTCGATGAATCTAGATTTAGAAAGGAAGATTACTTTACACAATTAAGATTAAAATATGTTGCTTACAGTCGTGGTAAATATGATTGTTGGACCATATCAACTCAAGATAAATTTAGAAGGAAACTAGGAGAACGATGAAGTATTTTATTAGAAAATGGCAGGGTGTAGAGCATAAAGTTTTAGGTTCTAAAGATGACTCAAAAGTTTGTGATGGATGTAAACAAGAATTTAATCAAAAAAATTTTCACATAGCTAGTGCTAAAGTAAAATCTGAAACTCAAGAAATGTATAAAAGATTAAAAAATAAATGTAAAAAATGTGAAAACCCTTTGCGTAGTATAAGACATAATTTAGAAAAACATCCAAGCACTCCACCAAAAACAAATTACTGTGAACATTGTGGAAAAATAAATACTAAAATAGTATTACATCATAATCATGCAACAGGTGAGTTTGTAAGGTGGGCATGTGTAAATTGTAATAGTAGATTTGTACATGATACATTAGAAGAACATATAAAAGATGCAAAAAGGTGGTACGGAACATGACAGATAACAGTATATTTAAAGGCACAGGATATAAATCATTAGATAAACAACACGGAGGATCTCATTACAAAAAATTTAAAATCCAACCTGCAGAGTTTATAAATGAGAATCAATTGCTTTTTGCAGAAGGAAATGCTATCAAGTATATATGCAGGCACTCTGCGAAAGGGAAAGAAGAGGATATTAAGAAAGCGATACACTATTTAGAAATGATATTGGAGAGAGATTATAATGTGTAATACACCAGAAGATTTAGATCTTAATGGTATTGATACGGTTGCTGTCGATATAGAAACGTACGATCCTAATCTTAAAACAAAAGGTTTAGGTGCAATACGTAATGATGGCTTTATCTGTGGGATAGCAGTTGCAACAGCTAATGATACTGCATATTTTCCTCTACGTCACTCAGATATATTTATAGATTTTAAAAGAGATGAAAAGATATGGAATGTTCTTAACGAAAAGATATTTCAAAACGAGAATATTACAAAAGTATTTCACAATGCAATGTACGATGTCTGTTGGATCAGAGCAGTAACGGGTATGATGATTAAAGGTAGAATCGTTGATACAATGATAGCAGCATCTGTTATTGATGAGAATAGATTTAGATACTCACTCGATTCACTATCAAAAGATTATCTCAATGAGGAGAAATACAAATACGATTTACAACAGAAAACTTTAGAATGGTCTGGCGGCACAGTTAAGGACCCGATGACTAACATGCACAAACTACCTGCATCAATTGTAAAAGAATACGCAAAGCAGGATGTAAACTTAACTTATAAATTATGGAATCTTTTTAATAAAAAAATTGACGAAGTATTATACACTAAAGATGATGGAGAACAAAAGACTTGTAGACAAATATTTGAATTAGAAACAAAATTATTTTTATGTTTAGTTGACATGAAATTTAAAGGAGTTAAAATAGATGTCGCAAAAGCGATCGAGTTTGGAAGACATCTCAAGAAACGTAGAGATCAAATTATAAAAGCAATTGAAAATAAAACGTCAGTTAAAATTGATATCTGGGCTGCATCATCAATAAAAGTTTTGTTAGATCATTTGTGTATTAAAGATTACAAGGTTACTCCTAAATCTAAGATGCCACAATTACCAAAAGATTATCTTAAAACACACAAGAATAAATGTTTGCGTATGATTGCAAAGGCAAGAGAATACGACAAAGCAGTGAATACATTTATAGATGGTCTGTTAGATTATGTACATGAGGGTAGAATACATGCGGATATAAATCAGATTAGATCAGATTCAGGTGGTACGGTTACAGGTAGATTCAGTATGTCAAATCCTAATCTACAACAGATTCCATCAAAAGGATTTATTGGTAAGAAAATGAGAGAGCTATTTATACCTGAAGAAGGACACAAATGGGGTAGTTTTGACTACTCACAACAGGAGCCACGTATTGTAGTGCATTATGCTATTAAACTGGGCCTACCAGGCACAGAGAGCCTTCAAGAGGAATTTGATAGGGATGATGCAGATTTTCATCAGATCGTCGCTGACATGGCTAATATCTCCAGGAAACAGGCAAAAACGATCAACCTAGGTCTGTTTTATGGCATGGGTAAGATCAAGCTACAGAGAGAGTTGGGTCTGGACCAGAGACAGGCAAAAGAATTATTTAATGAGTACCATGGAAGGGTCCCTTTTGTACGTCAACTATCACAAGAACTGATTGCATTTGCAAAAGAAAATAAATTATTATTTACATTATATGACAGATTTTGCAGATTTGATAAATGGGAGACAACCAATAAAGAGTGGAATTCTGAAACAAACAGATTTAATGAAGTACCTTTGTATACTGAGGCACAGGCAAGAGAAGCTTTTAAAGCTGAAATGTTAGATAAATTTAAACAGAATAAGATAGATCCAAACTACATGGATTATTTCGAAAGATACTACACACCTGCGTTCACATACAAAGCTTTGAATAGATTGATACAAGGATCAGCCGCAGATATGACAAAGAAGGCTATGGTAGATCTTTATGAACAAGGTATAATACCACACATACAAATACACGATGAACTTTGTTTTTCGACCACGGACCATGAATCAGAAACGATTAAAAAAATTATGGAAGAAACAATACCTCTTGAGGTTAAAAATAAAGTGGACTATGAATCTGGACCAAATTGGGGTACAATAAAATGAGGATAAACTATGGCATACTTAAATGTAAACATACCACCAACTTACGCACAGATAAAAAGAGAGTATCTTTATGATCTTAATAAACATCATGGAGAAGTTGAAGACTGCATTATCTTTGGTCTTAGCGCTCTTACAGGTCGTGCTATACTATGGCATGCTATTATGGAAAACGGTGCAATATTTTATCGCTTACCAATTAGCGCGTTTATTCAAAAGGGATTTGACCCCGATA